GCGCGAACGCCGTGAAGAGCTGGCTTCACCTGTGAAGCGCGAGTTCCCTGCCTTCGGCACGTTCAACTGCACTCAGCAGTACGTCGAAAAATACTACGCCATGAATGGCTTAGCCACCGGATCACCGAAAGACGTGGGCACCTACGTTGGTGATTTATTCCAAAACCTTTCTACAGAAATGGCAACACTATGATTCAAGTCACATTCACCCCTGGCACCAGCGCGCAAGCAGCGTTGGTCGGCCAGCTCATGGCCCAGTACCTGGCGCTCGACGAGCAACCCCAAGAGCCAGTGCGCACAACCTCCGGCCTGATCGCCGCCGCGCAAGAGGAGGCCGCTGCGCCCGTGGTAAAGCGGGTGCGCCGCGCGCCTGCCGCTGCGTTGGATTCTGCATCTGCAACTGGTACGCCGGAAACGACGAGCCAGCCGGACCCCACACCCACCGCGACTACTGCGGAAACTGAAGCACCCGAGCTGACCCTGGAAGACGTTCGTGCCAAGTTGACAGCGATCAGCAAGGCCGGCAAAGCCTCTGAGGTCAAGGGCCTGTTGGCCGCCCTGGGCGTTGCCAACCTCACCGCTGTACCCAAAGAAGCCTACGCCAAACTGATGGCCGACGCTGCCGCCCTGTAAGGAGAACACCATGGCAAAAGTCACACTGATCGTCGAAGACCAAGGCGACGAAGTTACCTTGCAGGGAACCGTCGAACCCGCGATCACCGCCGACAAGACCGTGTTCAGCACGGCCGAGATCATCGGCCTGTACCTGCAGCAGAACATGTCGCAGATCATGGGCCAGGCTGTGCGCTGGGCGCAGACCCCCGACACCGTCGAGGAAGCCCAGGTCAAAGAGCCGAGCCTGATTGTGCTGCCAGGAGCGCAGCTGTGATCACCGGCGGCCCAGCGTTTCCAACGCATCCAGATGGCGCTTTAATTCACGATGGCATGACCCTGCGCGATTACTTTGCAGCTAAGTCCCTAGAGGGTTTGATAAGCGCAACAACAAAAATGACTTTTACTGATGGGCAATTCATTGTCGACATCATGGACGAAACTCGCCTGACAAAGATTGCGTACAGTCATGCCGACGCCATGCTGAAAGCGAGGAAAGCATGAACAAGATCATCCCCATCGAGCGCGCCCACGCCAAGCTGTCCGCATCGGGCAGTGAGAAGTGGATGACCTGCACACCGAGCGCCCGGCTCGAGGAGCAGTTCCCCGACGAGGGCAGCGAGTTCGCACGCGAAGGCACGTTCGCCCATGAGGTGTTCGAGCTGGCGCTCAAGACGGCCCTGCGAGTAGTCCCAGAAGCCGAAGCGAAAGCCCAGTACGCCAAGCTGAAGCTCGACCCGTTCTGGTCCCAGGAGCTTGAAGACCACGTCAAGGCTGCGGTCGCCGTGGTGAAGGAGCGCATCGCCGAAGCCCGCGAACGCTGCAACGATCCGGTGTTCATGATCGAGCAGCGACTGGACTTCAGCGCCTGGGTGCCCGAAGGCTTTGGCACAGGCGACTTCGTCATCATCACCGATGGCCTGATCGAAGTGATGGACCTGAAGTACGGCAAGGGCATTCGCGTGGACGCCGAGAACAACAGCCAGATGCGGCTCTATGGCCTGGGTGCTTACAACGAGCTGTCGATGCTGTACGACATCACCGAAGTGCGCATGACCGTGCTGCAGCCCCGGCTGGACAACTACCCCACCGAGACGCTGCCGATCGCCGACCTGCTTACCTGGGCCACCGACAAGGTGGTGCCGGCTGCGAAGCTGGCATGGGAAGGCCAGGGCCTGTTCGTGCCGGGCGATCACTGCAACAGCTGCTTTTGCAAAGCGCGTTTTCAGTGCAAGGCACGCGGCGATGCTTCCCTGGCTCTGGCCAAGGAAGAGTTCGCCCTGGCCAAGCCTGAGCTGCTGACCGAGGAGCAGATCTGCACCGTGCTGGACAAGGGCACACAGCTGGCCAAGTGGATCAACGACGTGCAGGCGCACGCCCTGGAGCAGGCCGAGAAGCAAGGCAAGAAGTGGCCAGGCTTCAAGTTGGTCGAAGGCCGGAGCAACCGCAAATACAAGGACCAGGCCGAGGTTGCAGCAGCACTGCTTGCCGCCAAGATTCCTGAGTCAGTCATCTACGAACGCAGCCTCCTGGGCATCACTGCCATGCAGGCTGCAATCGGTAAAAAAGTGTTCGCCGAAGTGCTTAACGATCTGATCGTCAAGCCCTCCGGTTCACCAACGCTGGTACCCGAAGGGGACAAGAGACCAGCACTCGCTTCGGCAGCAACCGCTGCTGAAGATTTTTCGTAAACCCGTAAATTAGGAACATCATGTCTCAAGCAGCAACCACCAAAGTCGTCACCGGCAAAGTCCGTTTGTCCTACGCATTCCTCTTCGAGGCTCGCGCCCCGAAAGAGAACCCCGATGGTGAGAAGAAATTCTCGACGTCCATCCTGATCCCCAAGTCGGACACCGTCACCCTGGCCAAGATCAAAGCCGCGCAAGAGGCAGCGATCACAGCCAAGTGGCCCGGCAAGCGTCCCGCCAAGATCGCATTCACACTGCATGACGGCGACGGCGTGAAGGAAAAGACCGGCGAGCCATACGGTGCCGAGTGCAAGGGCCACTACGTGATGGCCATCGCTACCAAGCTGCGCCCCGGTATCGTTGACATCAACCGCAACGAGATCATCGACCAGGACGGCATCAAGAGCGGCGACTATGCCCGCGTGTCCATGAACGCCTACGCCTACGACGTGAGCGGCAACCGTGGCGTGAGCTTCGGTCTGGGCAACGTGCAGAAGCTCGCCGACGGCGAAGCCCTGTCCAGCCGCACCACTGCTGAAGACGACTTCAGCGACGAGGTCGAGGACTTCCTCGGCTGATAGGTTTCGGGGCCGAACAGGGTGAAGGACGTTATCTCCCGAGCCGTTAGTAGGCCCCACTTACACAAGGACCCCAGACCATGAACGACACCAACCAACCCGAGCAGTTGCCCGCATCGGTCACTCTGCAAGGCATCATCAACAAGGTTCAGAAGACCACCTACACACTCTTGCCTGACGGCAAGACAACCATCTGCCAGTTGCACATGGAGAACGGCTACACGATCAACGGGCACAGCGCCTGCGTGGACCCGACCAAGTACAACCAGGCACTGGGCGAGAAGTATTCCTACGAGGACGCCATCAACAAAGCCTGGCCCCTCGAAGGCTACCTGCTGGCCGAGAAACTTTATCAAGCAAGGAAACAACCATGACACAACCACCCATCCTCAACATCCAAATGGTGCCGGCCGGCGTCGACCTGGTCATCCGTGCACTGATGCAATTGCCCTACGGCGAAGTGGCACCGCTGATCGCCGAGATCCGTGGCCAGGCCCAAGCCCAGCTAACCCCGGTCCAACCGCTCGCTGAGTCTGTTGCAGATACCCCACAGGAAGCCCGTACAAACGACACAGATCCAGTGGATTTGGGTACAGTCGGAGAGTGAACCAACGGCCCCGCAAGGGGTCGTTTTGGCGAGGGTCAACCTTCACCAAAACGAAAGGTCAACTATGGCAACGAGATACGAAATCATGAACCGGCCGGACAACGCTTTGTTCCTTGAGCCGCCCGCCTTTGACGAGGCCATCCTTGGCGTTGCCGAACGCTTTGGCATGGAGCCCGTGGTCTGCTACGACCGCACGCGTTGCATCGACATCCTGGCCAGGGGCATGACCCGCGAGGACGCCGAGGAGTTCTTCGAGTTCAACACCATCGGCGCGTGGATGGGCGACCTTACGCCCGTGTTCGTTGACACCAGGGCAGCAGAATGATCACCCTGCGCATTGACCTTGAGACCTATAGCGACGTCGACTTGAAGAAGTGCGGCGTGCACAAGTACGCCGAGTCCCCCAACTTTCAGATCATGCTGTTCGGGTTCAAGTTCGGCGACGGCCAGGTGCGGGTGATCGACCTGATGGCCGGCCAGAAGATCCCGCCCCACATCCTGTCTGCCCTGGACGACCCCACCGCGCAGAAGACCGCCTACAACGCGGCCTTCGAGATCACCTGCCTGTCGCGCCACCTTGGCCGCCAGCTGGACGTGACGCAGTGG